CCTCCGTCAAGAAAAACTTAAAACACTTCTCATACCTTATGATTACTATCGCCGCGCTATGAATCAAGCGCTTAAAGTTAAGGAACTCGATAATGCTTCTGTTTACACCTACGTGGTTGGTATCACGAACAAAATTGATATCAACGCTACGACCATGAACAAGAAACTAGCCGTCGATCCGATCGTTTTGCAGCATTTTGCTTATTCCATGCTTTGGATTGCCGCCAGTCATCGTCAAGACGCTTCTCAAGGTTGTCGCGTTATATATGAATATTTGAAGAAACATGACGCACGCGGTGGTAATTGGGAAAATTTTAAACTTGGTTTCGCCGAAACTTGGCACACTTTCAAGACTTGGCTGATGGGTACACGAGCTGCACATCCTACCAATTTATCGTCTTTTGACGTGCAACCAATTGCCGGTTATTACATAGATTTGACTGTTGAAGTTTTACAACAACGTATATCTTCGATAACAGCAAATAACACTCGAGCTCAAGCAGGCCGTCTTCGCAAACAAGCGAATTCCCAGGTTTTTGGCGATTTCGATCGACGTCATCCGCCTCAAGGTGTGGTATATTCTGCTCCGGACACTAGTCTAGCTTTTGCTTTGGCTATGCAGGAAAACTCTGATCTACCTGCTCCTGTAGCTGCCACCATACCCGTTCCTTCTGCGCCCATTCAAACTATTACTCCTGTACAAACAATTACACCTTCTGCACCAGCCGTTGACATTAATAACCATCGCTTTCGTGTTATCGTTTCTAAAATTTGTGATTGTTGTGGTGACAATTACACTGACGAGCATTGTTGTCTTCGTTTGAAGTCTTGCCCATTGAACACGGGCTTTGAAGATGGTTCTAATTGTCAGAAATGTGGTATTGTTGTATACCCTTTCACCAAGCATAATTGTGTTGATCTCGAAATACATTTGTGCAGTATTGATCCGGATGTCGAACCTGATGTATCAAGTGGCATACTTCAAGATGTCGTTTTGCATCAACATCGTGGTTTCGTCACCCTCTACCGCACAAACGCTCTACACCGCCTATGTGTTTGTCCAATTTGTTTCGTCATGTATCGTACGGAATCTGGTGAGGTTTGCCGTTCACACGACGAGCATTTGCAATATATTATTGCTAATGGCAACGATACACCTGATTTCGACATCGTTGAGTTCAAAAGACGTCGTGACGCTCTACCACCACCTAAACCTTCTGCTCCTATTGCTGGTTCTTTGAACGCTCGTTTTACTGAGCTTGATATTACAGCTCCTTTACCCACACCTGTTGTTCTTGACAATGCAACTGAAACGTCCAGTATTCGCGTTGGCTTTTCAAAACGTCTTAATTTGTCAACAAATAAAGAGATTCGTGCTGCTGAGGGACTTTTCATGTTAACCGTTAAGTGTCCTATTTGTACTGAACAAATTCCGGATGATGAATACCCCAACCATGTTTCAAATTGTTCGAACGTGACTGCTGACCCACCACGTAAATGGTGGGAATCTGCAGAACCTAATGTCACCAGTCAACTTGATGATATTGTCGATACCGTCCATGCTATAGTCAATGATACGTCTGGTTTAGAAAAATCACCCGATGTTAGCGAGGCTGCCGGTGTTTCCAAATTTTCCGGTCCTGGTGTCATAATTCCTCGTTCTGACATAATCATGCAACCACGTGGTGGAAAATTTATTGCGTCAAAATATGATGGCACTAAATACAATTTACATCCTCAGCTATATGAATTCCCATTTGACCCATCATTCGATGAATTGTTGGGCAAAATGCCACAAGATGAATTCAAGAAACGTGCTGCTGAATTACCGTCTTATCGTTATTGTGGTCTCAACGCCGCTCGTACTAAATTACAACAGATTTTTTCGTTCTTCGGTATCAAGAAATATGGTACTGTTTACGATTTGGGTTGCGGTCCTGGTTCCGCTGGTGCCGTTCTTCGCGAACATGCACGTAAAGTTGTCGGCTTTTATTATTCCGGTAAAGGTGGTGAAGTTAAGGATTGTTATAAGCAAGATTATGACAGTTTGTTTCCTTTTGATGCAACTATAGCTTTTCCAGATGTTCACGATGCGAATCTTGTATATTGTGATATCGGTCCACAAGACATCGCACGCAAACTGTTTACCAAGCAGATCGACCATTTTAGTAAGTATCATCGAAACACTTTATTTGTTCTTAAGATGTACGTGCCAAATAGTATCGATTACAAGTACCAACGTGAATTTATGTCATTTATTATGGATATTTGTCGCACGCATAATACTTATGCGTTCTATAAACCACCAGCATCACATGAACTAAACAATGAAATTTATTTCTTGTTTAGTAGTTCATCAAAAATTTGTGAGCTACATAATGACACTATTGAAAATTTGCAAAACACAATGTGGCTATTTGAAAACCGTCGTTTATTTGCAGTTCGACGCTTCGTTCAATTTCCGCACACTGATCGTTATGTACCTGATGCGCCTGAACTCGAATTGATTGATTCAACTGTTGACTTACGTCCCGGTGAGATTAAATCTTACATTTCCGATTTGTCAAACTTAAGTTTGGGTGATGGTCTTAATGTCGTCTGTGCCCAAGCTGTCAAACGGAAATTTGATGCTACTAGTTACAAATGCAAACGTTTAACTGGTGCCCCAGGGTGCGGTAAAACCACTTTCTATCGTGACTATATTAAAAATCATTGTCATGATGATTGTATTGTGGTTTGTTCAACTGATGATTTACGTACTGAACTTCGTAATGACCTCAAATCGTTAAAAGTGCCAGTGTACACACAACACAATGTATATAAACATCAAGGTGTTGTTCGTACAATTTTCGTTGACGAGTTCTTTACTTTTCCTGTAGCTGCGCCGTTGTTTTACGCAAATGTTATCGGCCAACCTAATGTTGAAGTGGTGCTTGTTGGCGATCCTAACCAAATACCCGACTTGTTTTCTGAATTGTATCCTGATTCTCGTCGTTTTACAGATATCTTTCCAGATCTTATAAATAATTTCACCCGCCGGAGCGCGAATGATGTCACAGATCTTCTCGGTCGTTTGGGCTACGGTGATATTCAAACAACGTCCAATGTAACCTCTTCAATATCTGTTCTTAATACCAATCCAGATAATTGTCGCCAAATTATTCGTAAGTTAAATTGGCCCGTTATCTCGTTTAATCGATCAAGTGCAGGCAATATGTCCTTTGCAAATTCCAAAACTGTGCATGGATCTCAAGGACACACTTTTCCGAATGTTATCTTGTACGTTGATCCTAAAGCAATGTCTGTTGGTATGTCTAAATCGATACGTCATGTTCGTGTAGCCTTGTCTCGTCATACTGAGAATATACTCATACTTGGTTCAGCCGATGGTCTTTTGCATGATGCTTTCCATGAAAATTCCCCGTTACAGGTTAACGGTTCAAGATTTGGACAAGAACGTTCCGAAGTTTATGAGCACGACTTGTCGTTACCTGATAAATATTGGACTCTCCATTCCGAGCTTTTACAACTTGATGACGTTAGTATCGCTGAAGCGCTGCAAGTGCTTGATGATATGATACCAACCAATATGGCTAATATTGATGAGTTTGCTGCAATACAACGTATAGTTATAGCTAATAAAGGGAGGCGGACGTGCGGTTCTTAATTGGGCCAAATATTTAGAGCGCATAGTTAAAGAACGTGTGAAAGGAAAAACTATCGCTGCTCATACATATGCACGTCGTTATTATAATTTTTCTTCTATGGCTTTTTACACCCTCCTCGACCGTTATTCGAAAATCACCGCTGGTTCTTCTGATTCATACGGTGATCTTGTGGATACTTTCGAGTCTTTTTGTACGAAGTTTTGTCGTGATTTTACAACTGATGAATTTTTAAACTTGCCCCCTTTAGTTATACCTGATCATCCTCTCGCACAACAATTTGCTGCCGGTTGCGGACCACGCACTCATGCCATGTTACGCTATATGCAAGGCCTCGTCGATGTTTCTGATCTCAATTTTCACTATTTCGAATACATGCGTGCACTTCAAGAAAAAGGTCTACAAGCTGAACAATATCAAAATGAATTCAACGAGTTCTCCATGTATATTGATTACTTTTCTAAACGACAAGCTAAACCTGACATTCGTGCTTACTTCGAAGAACGCCTTAAGTCTGGTCAAGGTGTTGACGCTTTTCAAAAGCACGTTAATGCCTTACTTGCACCTTATTCACGTATGTTGGCTGAGATTTTACATAAAATACTTCTACCAAACGTCATTTTTGCCTCGAATACATCTGACAGTGTCATCGGAGCTCGCATTGCTGAATATTATGCTGAAGGTATCGCCAATGGCGATGAATTTGACAACTTCGCCTGTGATTTCGCTGAATATGATTCATCTCAATACGAGCTTAGTCCTATGGCTAATTCAATATTCATGCTGTTCATGTTTGCACCCGTTATGCTTGTTGAGATTTATCTCGACATGCGTCACAATTGGTGCTTATCTGACGACATGATGAAATTATACGGCCACGATAAAATGCATTCTGGTGAACCTTTCACTTTAGTAGGCAATACGCTTTTCGGCATGTTAGTTATTGCTCATGCTATTGAATTTTCTAAACTTTGCTTTGCTGCTTTTAAAGGTGATGATAGCGGCATTTGCGCTTCACAAGTTCGTTTTAACGACCAAGCAATGCAATGGTGTGTTGGTCGCGGTCTACAACTCAAAGACGAATATCCTGCATTCATGGAGTTCACTGGTATGTTTGTCACACCGTTTGGTTTCTTTCCTGATGTCGTTCGTAAGTGCGTGAAGTTCTGTTCAACCGTTTTTCGTGATTCACAGCATTATAATCAAGCCGTCGTTAGCCTTAATGCTGATTTGATTTGTATAACATCACAAGAGCACTTATTTTGGGGCGCTAATGCGTGTGCTAACTATTACAAAGACCTGGAGCGCACCAACCCCATTAACACTGAAAATGTATTATTGTTAACAGCTTGGTTACAAAGACAAACTGAAGTTCCTTTTCAGGAGCTTAGAGATATCGATGCTGAAGTTTTAAACTTCTTTTCCGATGACGTCTTACCAACTGTTACCACGTAGGGGTTTTTCTTCATAAACTTCTTCTGTTCTTCTTTTCATATTAACATGTCAATCAACACTGAAACACCATCAGGTAAAGCTTGGGTCGAGAAATATCTTCACCCACCTTCTGTTCCTCGTGCTACATACGCTGGTATACCAGATATGAACATGTCACCTGTAACTTCTTTGCAGTTCGAGACTGTTAACAACATTCCAACTGTTTTTGTTATTGACGGTGTTATCCGTCAAGCAACTGAGATTTTCTTCCTTCAAACAACTGGTGCTCTCGTAGTTGCCTACGTTTTTGTTCGATCTCCAGATTACAACAACAATGGTTGGGTTCAACATCCTCAGTATCCCGCTATCGTGAACGATTCCTACAATTTTCATGACAACTGGGGCGCTGATGTATCTATGCAACGCCTTGCTTACAAGTCGTGTACATATTTTCTCAACGCCACAGCTTTTAACGATCAAGGTACCGTCACTATAGCACAAGCTCGTCCCCAGTTTTTCGTTTTCAGTTCTCCTTTGATACCACCAGCTGCAGACACCGATTATGATTTTCCTAAGCAACCTTCCCGTCGTGTTGGCGGTGAATTTGATTACAATGCCCAGATCCTTGAGATGGGTGATATTTCTGGTCCTGGTTTTATCGGTGATTATGTTCCTTCAACACCTACACAGATACAGCAATCCAGCCCTAAGGCTGTTACTCATATGGCTCGTGAAGGTGCTTTCGTCACTCAACATTGGTCTCAACCCACCAATAGGTTTTGGAACAATCCCGGCCTTGAAAATGGCTCTGATGCTGATCTGGTTCAGACTTGGATCCGTTTCACTCAATCCGATCATTCCGAACATACTGTACGTCTTTATTCAAAGATGAATTCTGCTGGACATTCACCTGAACCTAATCTTGGCAATGCTGCTGACACTGTTTGGACGGATTTTACCATCGCTTACGTCTACTTTTCTGGTTTGTCAGTTAGTTCCGGACCCGCTGGCCTCAGTAATGCCTACATCACTGTCAAATCTGCATATTGCGTTGAAGTACAACCGCACGCAAAATCCTCTTTTGTTTTCTTTCAGAACAGTGCACCTGTTCCTGATGATCGTGCTATACATATTGCCGCTGCTGTTACTCATCAAGTTCCTGACGGATTCCCTGCTTCGGCAAATGGTTTTGCTTCTATACTCGGTCTCGTTGCGAATTATGCTCCCAAGGTTATTACTTGGCTCGGAAATGCTTTTAAAAGCAATGCACCTGCCGAGAAAGCAGTTGAGAAAGTTGCCGAACGCGTTATCGAGAAAAAGGTCCGTGCCAAACCTGCCCCACAGAAGCGACCTGCTGTCGTTTTGAACAACAATGCTCGACAAGCACCACGTCGTCCTAAAGTCAGCGTCAATATGAACCAACGTATTGCACAACTTGAGCAACAACTCCAACGTTCTCGTATAGCTGATCCCACTCGTCGTTATCGTAACAACTTTAATACTGGCATGCGTCCTATGCCACAACGTCGTCAAAGCATGCGTTATAACAACGGCATGTCCAATTTACCAACCCCTATTCCACCGATTGTAAACTTGAATCAAAAGAGATTTTCTAATCGGTTGTGAAAACAACTATATGTAGGGGCTTTCTCACCATAAAATTTCACCATGGCTTCAATTTCTTCAGCTTTCAATTGTTCTATCACTCATGATTTTGCTTATGATCCATCCATTTGCAGCTGCACTGTGCCGCACTTGTTTGATGAACAGGCATTTTCTAAATGGCTCAATTTGAACCCTGTTTGTCCGATCACACGTTCACCTTGTGATGCACCAAACATTGATGCTGATGCTGTTGAAGCCGCTTTCCCCGGTGTATTTCAATTCCTCCTCGACAACAACATTAATCGTCCGTTTGTACCTGAAGAAGAAGAGATTGTTCCGGTTGGTTTTGGTGCTGGAAATTACTTTGTAATTGATGACTATACAACACCACCCTCTTCCGATGATGATAATTCCGATGATGATGATTTTGCTCAACATCCAACTACTTCGGTCGTACATTTAGCATCTGTTTACACTGGTTCTTTGTTACCTATGCCTAGTAATGTTCAAATTTATCAACCCCCACGTGTTCATGACAATAGCGGCCCCGCCGCACCATTGTTATTTTCTACTGTGACTGATTTTAATTCGGCTTACTTGTTCAACCACGCTTTGTACCATGTACCTGTGCTTCTTCATACTTATCGTATGTCGGTCGGTAACCGCAGTTCTCGAGCAAGTCTCCGTTATTTGCGAAATCGTGGTGTCTTCGTTCACACTTATGCAAGACAGGGAACAAATTTTGTATTTGATGCCCTGCCCTTGACTATTGGAGGTATCAACATAAGACTTGTTGATTCCAATATCCAACAGATGTGAACGTATTTTACGATGACACATGGTGGTTATGCACTCGA